AGCAGCGGCGTAGTCAGCAGGCGACATCACAAAGCTCATTTCCTCCGTCGCTGTGTTTTCACACGGCCAATAGCGTTCTTTGCCTTTGACGATGACCACCAAACCACAAGCTTCGCGTGGATACTCCTGTTCTGCGTGCGATTCTGCTGCTGCCTTGGTTTCTGGCTTCATCCAATCAGTCCTGCACTTGGGAAGCCGCCATACGGAATTTCAGCATTGTCGCCAAAGCGCAGCTTGCAGCTAGATAGACGATGTCCGCAAACATCCTGCGCCACGTTGGTAACTTCGTTGTCATTGATGTCGTAATAGTCCGTGCCGGTGTAGCCGCAACCTTCGCCCTTGTACGTCCACGGGCAAATGTTTTGGATGATCTGGCGCCGGGGCAGCTTCACGCCAGCAACGTCAAAACTGGCAGCAAGCTCAAAGCTGACAACTGCGCGGTTTTCCGACACCTTGCGGTCAACGGTGTAAATCTCACGCGGGAACTCAGCAAATGGGTCAGCCGTTGCGTTAGTGCCACTGGTGAAGTTGGTGGCGTCTAGGTATTTCTTGAGCGTGCGGATTCGAGTGACGGTTGCACCGACCAGATCGTTGTACTCAAGCGCCAGCGTGGTGCCCAGACTCAAAATGTTGCTGATGCTGATGGTCGGACGTGGCAATGTCCCACCGCCTTCATAGGTAAAACCAGTCGCCTCAACCGGATACCGCTGATAAGTGTTGCCGTTCCAGACAATGTTGCCGCTGATCTGTTCGTTGACGCCAGCGTGAAAACGGTAAATCGATGGAACACCAATGCTGCTTGCTGTGCCATCTAACTCAAACAGTTCGATTACGGCGCTTGGCGCCAGCTTGTTTAGCTCTTCGCCTACTGCGCTGACAGCCTCCCAGACAACAGTGCCATCCTCAACTTCAGCACCACGAACAACTGGCCACGGATCAGGCTCAGTTGCTGCACTTGTGCCAGCAGTGGTACAGCGGAAAACCAAGCCCGAAGGCTGAACGGAACTGGCGCGGCGTACATCGCCAACGCTGAAAGCCGTGCTAGCTGACCAAGCGGTGAATGCCATTACGGTTCAAATACCTGCTCAAATGTGGCTGTAATGGTATTGATATCGGCGTATTGATGTTCACGCTGCCATTGACGACATACAAATTTGTACGAAGTTGATTCATCGATTGGCGTCCAATCAAACGACTCAACACCAGCGCGTGCATCAAGAAATGTTTCTATTGCATCGGCAGTTGTATTAGTTGCGGCTGTCCAGCGTAAATCCCAAGTTTTTGGATTTTGGTTGATCCCCAGTTGAATACGCTGTTCATAGCCATCGCCAAATTTGGCTACTCGCACAGTGGGTTGCGATTTTTTGGCAGCGCCGAAATCAGGTGTGTAAGAAAAGGTAGCCATTAGCCAAGCAAGCCTCCAGGACGCTTCTGACGAATCAGTTCGGCGCGTACAGCAGCGCCAAGTGCTTCACCAAGTTTATTGGCATTAGGTTGATCGCCCTGCACTTGAGTACCAGCAGCATCAACGTTGACCACGATGTTGCCAACATCGCCGCCATTTCCCTTGATTTTGACAGGGATGCTCCGTCCATCAGGCAGCGGCACGTAAGCCTCAGGAGTGCTTCCTTCCCCAAACATGGCAAGTTGCGGCGAGTTGGCGATACCACCTTTTGCATAACGCCGAAGAGGTAGCGGACCACGGCTTGTCATCACGCCACCCATGGCAAACAAGCTTGGGAACAGCGCTTTGGCGCCAGCCTGCAATCCAAGATTCAGAATCAGGCGTGCGGTTTGACGGAGCAAATCAGCAAAGATGTCGCGTAGTGATTGTGCTTTTGTAAACAGTGACTCAAAAGCATCACCAATACTGCTAATTACATTCTGACCAATTTGTTGAAGAAGTTTTGTTGTCTCAGAAGTTTTTTTGTTAATGCGTGCTTGCGCCTCGTCAATGCGGTTTAGTTCTTCTTCGGTTAATTTTCTATTGGCTGTTTGCAGTTCATTGATTAAACGGGTTCTTTCAATTTCACGTCTTGCGCTTTGGTCTTTGATTCCGGCTTCAATCTCAAGATCTTCAATTGTTTTAGCAATTAGTTTTTCGCGTTCGGAATACTTGATGATCTCAGCTACAAGGCCAGATCCCATTTGCTTGCCCAACTTTTCCCTTTCACGATCAAGCTTTAGGGCAGCATCGTTAAGGGCAACGCGCTTTTTCTCAGGCAAAAGTTTGCTTTCGTTGATCTTAAGGATTTCAGCGTCATATTCAAGCTGCAGCTTTTTAATTGGGTTCAATTCACGGCTAGCTGCAATCAAAGCGTTGGCAAGTTGAACTGAATAATCTTGTGGACCTTTTGCTTTAGCAGCACCAGCAGCAGGTGCACCCGGTAGTCCAGTAGGCGGCTCGCCACCACCTGCGCCAATGCTTAATAAAGCTCGCTGTTGAGTTGCCTGTTGAAGATCTTTACGCAAATTGGCAAGCGTTTGAAGTCTTCTTTGACGTTGCGGCGCTTTTTCGCCGGCAGGCGCCTTTTCTAGCTGACTAATTCGAGCAGTAATGCTCTCTACTTCACCAGAAAGATCAATTTTGAAAAGCCTATTTAAAGCAGAAATTGCACCATTGATCAGTCGAATAATCTCGGTAAATACGTTTTGGAATGCGGCGCCAATTGGGGCTAACAATTTACCAACGTTTTCGCTCAATTTACTCAATTGAACTTGCAGTCTTTCGCCAGCCGCCGCCGGACCATTAACAATTGCTTCCGATGATTTGCCGAATTTTTCGAATAGCAATTCAGAGAATTTTTGGAAATCCTGCAAGCTAACCTTGCCTCCTTCCAGCGCTTTATCAAGTTCCGCAGGCGTCATGCCCAAAGACTGAGCAAACAAAGTAAATGCGCCCGGCAAACGCTCACCAATCTGTTGCCGAAGTTCTTCTGCAGATACCTTGCCTTTACTGAATACCTGAGCAGTTGCAGTAAGCGCAGAACTTAAATCCTGCAGATCACCACCAGTACCACGAATACCAGAAGCAACACCTCTAAATGCTGTTTCTGCATCATCAAGGCTGCCGCCAGCGCCAACTACAGAAGCGGCAAGTTTTGTGAATTGCCTTGTAATAATTTCTTGTGGAATTTGAAATTGCTGAGACAAACGCTCAACACGTTCCAAAGCGTTTTGATATTGCGCGTAATCGCTAGTTAATCCAGCAAGAGCAATCCTTTGTTTCTGCAGTTCTGCTGCATAAGTTGCAGTTGCACCCAGTTGCTGCCTAAATTGACCGACCTGAGCACCAATTGCACCGCCAACAGCAGCGCCAACTGGACCTCCTGCAATAGCGCCAATACCTGCACCGATTGCGCCTTCAGGACCACCAAAAATCCCAGCAGCAGCAATGGCACCACCAGTGCGTGCAACTCTCGCTAATCCGCCGCCTCTGCCTGCTTGTTGCGTTTTTGCTAATTGCCTTTCAAGCCTTTGTGCTTCACGATTTGCTTCCCGAAATTGTGCACTTGTGTAGTCAACACTGTTTGCTAATTCACGCCATGCACCAGCAAAAGTTCGAAGATTGCTGATGTTTTTTGTGGCTTGTTGTTCTTGCCTTCTTAATGAACGTGAAAACTTATCAAATTTAAAATCTGCACTAGCAGTATTTCGTCCAACGCCTTCAAGCTGACGCGACAAGCGGTTCAGATTTTGCTCGCCAGCGGTTTTGACGAGGATCTTTAGTTCGGTCGCGCTGGAGACTGCCATCAGCTTTTCTTGTTGAGGATGACCAGAACGGTCGATTCCATCACCTGAATGCCTTCAAAGATGGCAACAGGATCCTTAACTGAGTACAGCTTACAGAGCCATTCCAGACTCGGGTAGTTCAATCCGGTCAGGCCAGCCATGCTGGTATGCCATTGCGTAGACATTCGCACAAACATCAACACAACATCCCAGTTTTCCTCCCAAACCTCACAATCCTGCTGAACAGCCTCAAGCCGAGCAGCAGCAATCTGCTCTTCGCTTGCGCCTAAGGCTTTGAGATCAGCCTCTCGTTCGTCAACAACGCCGCCTTTCGCCCAATACTCGGCGGCGGCCTTTAGTTTTTTGCGGACGCTCCGGTGACGCTATCGGCATATGCCTCAATAAGCGCCTTCATGACATATGGATCGTCACACAGTTCCTTCTTGGTTTTCTGGGTGAATGGAACGTCCTTACCAGCTTCGTCAGTAATACCGTCCCAACCTTCAAGGATCCCGTCAACAAGAGCGTCATCACCCTTGTCAACGAGATCGTTAAAGGCAGAGCGACTCATCTTCTTGAAGATTGCGTCAAACGTTTGAGTTTCAAACTTGCCGCCGTCCACAGGTATCTCTACCTTGACCGGCCACTTGTAAGACGCAACCTTCTTGAGGACGAATGCCATTAGGAATCAGGTGAACTGCAGGCTGAGTTCGTCGTTGCCGCTAGTCGTTGGCAGAGCCAAGTAGGGCATCGAAAGCGAAATCACGCCGTTGGTATCGCCGTAGGATACTCCAGTAACATCAGTCTGGGCAGCCGTCAGGGTGACGATGTTGCCACCAGTTGCTCCAAGCACAAGGCTGGTTGAAGCGGTCGCAACACCCACTGCATCAGCGAAATAATCGGTGGTGCCGATTGCAGGAGCCTCGATCACAGCAGTGCCGCCAGGAGCACGGTTGGTAATCAGCACTTCCTTGTTGGAAGCGGTCTCCTTGTAAATCAGTTCGTTGTTCAGAGCCAAATCGAACGATTCAATGCGCTGGCTGGTCTCACCGAAGAAGGTGGCCGTGGTCATGTTGGTGTCGTTGACCTCAAGCGCTGCAGCTTGGTTGGCAACAGTGAAATCACCAGACAGGGCAGTGCCATCAGGAGCGTTGTAGATCCCGATCATGTTGAAGCTGGCAACAGCAAACTGACCAGCGGTGAAGTTGAAGCTGACAGAACCGCGTGCGCCAGTGATCTTGTGGCGAGTGCCGTCGTAGAAGCAGTAAATGGTTGCAGAGTCAAAGCTGCTGCTCACACCTGCATAAGTGACGCTGGTGTCTGCCACAGTGGTCTCAGACAGACCGCAGGACTTCAGCAGAGGACCAAAAGCAGGGGCAGTGCCAGCAGTACCAGAGCCAGCCAGTTCAACATCAAAAGTGACGCTGACTCGCTTGTTAGCAACCAAGGTGGCACGAGTGCTGTTGCCAATGAATCCTTGATAAGCAGCAGCCTGAACGTTGTCAGACTCAATCGGAGTTACCTCAAGGTTGGTAACTTGGATTGCGTTAGAGCCACCTACAGGAGTCGAATCGGTCCCATAGGTTGACTCAATCTTCGCAATCAGAAATCTCTTGCGAGTCAGTGCCATCGTCGGTAGGAGCGGGTGGTTCTGTGATCAGTGTAAGTTTCCCAGTTTTAGGGTCAAACAAGTAACTGCCGCCCGCGCCGGGATTGGGAACTTCCTTACGA